ATCATAATTACGATACCCTTCAACGTTGCGAATCTTCAGTTGGAAGTCAGCACCGTTCCACAGGTCAAACGGATCGACGGGAGTCTCTCCAGGAAACTGTGGTTGCATCAAGTCTTGGATCTTGTCAAAGATCTTTTTACCGAACTGATACATGAAGACTTTGCCTTCATTCTCAGGAGCAGAAGGATCAGAGATCACCAAAATGTTAGTAACATAATGGAGTCGCCGCTTTTGCTTACGAACCGTTTCTCGATCTTCTTCATTGCCAGAGTTCCACAACTTGGAGTTGTATTCGCCAAGAGGATCTTGCTGACCGAGTGAAGTCAGAGACTTCTCGATGTACCACTTACCAGTTGGTCCCTTGAAACCATGGTCCCAGTAGCGAACCCATGGTACTTCGTTTTCGGAAGGAAGGAATCGAATGACTGCGTAACCATTGCCTGCCTTATCGACAGTTGGTTTCCACATATTGGTATCTTCGGAACGTTCGGTTGAACCACCAGTTGCTTCTTGAGCAGCAGCAACCAGTTTATTGATGTCGTATCGACGTGATTTTAATGCGTTTAAGTCCATGTGTATTTCTCCGTATGTCTGAAATGTACAGTGTATTCAAAGTATGTTGAGCAGTATAACGCTCAACCATATTTATATAATACTTGATTTTGAACAATATGTCAAGCACTTTTTTCACGGTGAGGGAGTCGACTCCCGCCCCAAGAAATCATTATAACTCTCCTGCCTTTAAACACAGGAGTCGCTTCATGCCAAAAGTAAGCAGGAAACACGACAGTTTCAAATGGTTTTAGATCTACGTCTATAGATATATCTGAATTAGGCAACCATACCCTTAGAATCCCGCCATCTAGGTCATCAGATTTATCAACCATCGTAACACTGGTGTACAGTCGATCATGTTGTGGGTTATCTTCCCTATCATCTTGATGCTTAACAAAAGTTTGTGCTGGCGGGAGGTATCGCACAAATTCAAATTGTGTATACCAGAGATTGGGATTCTCCGCTTCTGGATACCAGTCTAAAGTAAAGTCTCTCAGTGCTATAGAAACATCAAAGAATTAGTATACCTGAAAGGCACATTATAGCAGGTGCGATCTTCGCGAGCGCCACCACCAGCTTTACTATAGACTTGCGCTTGATTCATTTTCGGTTCAAGTTCAACCAACTTAGCAATGATTTGCTCCTGTTGTTCTTCGTCGAAAATGAAGTCCCTTCGCAAAGGTTCAGTCAAAGGGTAATTGGGCATTTTTTTCCAAAAAATTTAATTGCATCGCTTCCGCTTCTATCTTCTGCTTGAGCGCAACGTTCACATATTTCCTAGAATCTTCTATCTCAATGTTGTGTTCCTCGCAAGCATACACAATAGCATCAATGTAAGATAACTTTTTATCACGAACAATGCCTTCTATGAGTTTGCCAAACTTGCTTTTGGTCATAAACTCTATTTCTACTATTTCGTCATTCATCAACTGCTTCCTCCTGTTCTTGCTCCGGAGTAGTCTCTATAACTCTAGCATTTTCCTTCAATGTTTCCATAAGGACGCTGACTTCATTGAAAGGTTTATTGCCAAGGTATTCAACAACTTTGTTAAAGATCTGTAACGGTATCGCTACATACTGTTCAGGATTTTCCATTTTTAATTCCTAATGCCTCTTTCATTTCGTTATGCATAATCCTTAAATTAGGACTGTCGATCTCAATGTTCGGGAAATGGTTTTTTCTAAACACCAGATGATCACCCGTAACTTTTTCTTCCAATCTGTTAATACTATGATCAACCTTCAATCCGTCAATATTAACCGTACTAAGTTTTTCATATGCCACCACTGGCCAAGGATAGTATTCTTCCAACCAAGGGTAGTGCTGCTTGCATATATAAACGTCATTACGGGTCAACATTCTGTTACTTTGTTCTACGTCTTGTACAAACTGCGTTGCAGCTTCAGGTTTTATCGCATAAGCATGATGCCCGAAAAAGATATCGTCTCTTAATGGATGTACTCCTTCTTTCGGTTCTATAAAATTACAATCGTCGGCACGAAAAAAAGAAGGTGCTCCAAAGTTTATACATTTATCGAACTCTAGATCTTCTGGGATATTCCTGATAAACTGAGCATCATGTTCTAATATCAATATGGGTTCATTCAGTTCTATACACTTTTTCCACAACAAATAATGTGAGGCGAAACAACCCGCAATCGGATCTGTTGTTTTCACCAGATTCCACATATATGTATTGGCAGTTTTAGGGAGGTGTTTTCTCCAATCTCTAGCGAACACTCCCCAGAAAGTTTCTATTTCTGGTTTATACCCAACTTTCCTAGCAGACTCTCTGCAAATTTCTGCTTTCCTCTTTGAAAATTCTATATTTTCCAGAGTTATTATGAAACTTCGCATGCCATCTCTTTAGTCCATACCGCTCGAATATCCGGATAGTATGTACCAACGTCACGTTTGATATTACCGTCCTTGTCTTTTGCTGGGGCAATACAAACATATTCCATGGTGTTTTGCCTTGCTGCACCATATTTATGGTCGCACCAAACACCGTCTCTAATCCAGATGCCAAGGTTCTTAACATATGCTTCGGCGATTTGGTATTCTTGCCGCTGTTTAGAATCCTTAGAATCTTTTTGATGGCGAATGCTTTTTAACTTCTCGCGCCACTCTTTGAGTATCGCCTTGCTGTTTACATACGACAGAGGGTGATCCGGATCAAATGCCAACACGCGAGGGTGTGCGTTTGGTTCCTTACCGACGTTCCTCTTCGCGCGAGCGAGCGCGAGACGCTCTGCTGCTGCGATCTTCTGTTCAGGGGTCATGGGTTTACGTTTCCGCTTCACCTTGGTCGGTTTGCGATCTTCAACACCCATCTGATCAAGCATGGACTTCTTCTTTGCTTCCATGGTCTTTGCTCTCTTTTGAGCAGGTGTTAGCAAGTGATCAAGATCGCTTGGCATTGTCAACTCTCCCGTTGTATTCAGTTAGGTTTCGCCAGTCAAACTCTATCCAGCGTTTGGCATCAACATCCCAAACCTGATAAAAATTTTCGTCGTCTGAAGGATCTGGTTTATATGCTTCAGGGTCAAACTTCACCAGTGTTATGTTGACCTCAACTTCTTCTTTATTTTCGTCAAGGTATTTTAAGTTGACTATGCCGTTATACAACTGCCTCCCGAACACATTGAGAGGCGGTCTAGAATATGCTAATGGTTTTAATGGAGTTTTCATTTGTAGAATATGTGATCATCAATCACGCTCGTTTTATTAAGTGAATTTGCCCAATACGGAGTCACATAATCTGCATGATACCACAGAGCACCGTCAGTGAAGTCAGTCCAATATGGCGATGCTTGTGCCTCAAGTATTGTTTGTGCTAAACGCAATGACTGTTCCCAAGTAACACTATCAACTGGTGTGTCAGGCTTACCGTCGCAGTACCAACTAAACTGGCACTTGTGGCGTAACGGCACTTCGCGACCGTTGGCGAGGTGCCACTTACTTAACTTTGCTTGGTAGATGACTTCGCATACTGAATTAGGGAAATTATCGTTTAATACGCGATTAAATACAACTTGCGAAACAGCAATCTTGCCTGCGATTGACTGATTACCTGCTTCGAAATACATATTTTGAGCGAGGCAGAACCTCGCACCATCTCGATCAGAAGCAAGTGTAGGTGGTGACCAAACAGCAAGTATTATTATCAGGAAAATAAAAAGTGCTGTGAAATATTTTGGCGTGGGGTCTTCCATCTTACCACTCCTTGAAATTTTGGATGTTTTCATTTTCCTCATAACCTAGGAAATACTCGCGTATTTCTGCTTCGGTCATATCTGCTTCAAGCACTTCGGGACTGTTGTAAGTATCACCTTTGAAGTAGTGAGGGCGAGGACCACGCTGATAATAAGAGTCAGCGGAACCACGATCGTACGGACTACCATGTCTCTTGTTCATTACGCTGCCTCCTCAACATGAGCGTCCAACCAAGCACGAAGCTCGCTGAACAAAACGATGTCACCGTTTACCATCTCATAAGAGACACCGTGATGTACTTGCTCGCCGTTGTCCAGCACGTCATACGCAGTGAACTCCTTAGCGATCTCAGCACGCATACCAGACATCGGCTGGTTCTCGGTCGTGCGGTGAAACGAGATGCGATCTTCCTTGATCGTACCATAGTACGGAGCGTCCCACTCAGCACAGTGGTCAGCGACATTGAAGTCGATGTCATCGACAACGGTCTCGCCAACGGAGTACTCCTCAAAGTACTCGCTCTTGCTGGTGCAAGCAGCTTCGACACGCTCCCACCACTTGGGATCCATGTTCTCCTCAACGGAGCAGGTGAAGATGTAGGTGTTACCACCCTTGGGTTTCCAGTACTGAGGGCACTCGCCCTGACCGTCCCAGTCGTGGGCACCGTAGTTCTCGAGGTGTTGGGTCTGAATAACTGCAAACATTTCTTTCTTCCTTTATCAACCTATGAGACTATTATGCCCTAAAATGACTGAAAAAGCAAATCGAAAAAACTGTAGTAAAATCAATAACTTAGACTTTCGTCCGGAACTCCATATTATCAAATATCTGGATCTTGGCGTTCGGATGTTTATGGTATAGGATAAATTTGATGTCTGAGAACTCTTTAAAAATGTTCAACCAAATAGGTCGCCAGATATCAAGGAGACGGAAATTGTTGCCTCCGCTTCGATCACTGCTCAAAACCGTATCGGTGTACGACCTCATGTTGTGATCAAATATCGAGTCGAACCCATACATATGAATCTCATCGGGTTTGTGCCTTCTCGCAGCATAGTGTGCCGCCATATGCCCGCAATTAAAATTAGTTGCCGCCTGCATGGGATCTGGTCCACAGTATTTAGGTACATCGGTGTAGAACTCTCGGATGTGCCCAGAATGCTTCATAAAGAATCCTGGATTCTGGTCGCACCAAATTTTTGGTCGATTACCCAAAACCCAATAATAACGATCTAGGTTGACAGAACCTTC